TCACACCACCCTGTCATCCTGCATCACGCTGTTGATGAAGAACGTCACCCGCCCCATCACCTCAACCTCTTCCGCAGCCTCCCCCTCTATCGCTTCACCATCATCACAAATCAGCGCCCTGCCCATGACCCTGGCAAACTGAGTCCGTCCGCCGCTGAGGATTAGCAGAACCTGATTCTGTACCAGTCTGGTGCACGGCTCGATAACCGCAAAGCCAGACGAGGTTTCGAGGATGCGGCTGTCCATGCCGATCCCGCAGATAATTTCCGGAGATAAACGCGGTGCTACGAAATCAGCCGCCGGTGAAGGAAATCCCATCAGTGCACCCTCCCCATGTTACGCAGGATCCAGTACCTGTTGTCGCTACCGTCTGTCGTCTTGTCAGCGAAGCCTGGCTGATTGCGCTCTATCCATGCATTGGCGTCGGCTCGGGTGAAGTGCCAGTTAAAACCACGCAACTTTTCTATAAAGCTGTCTGTTCTCAGGTAGCGGTAGCCCTTTGGGTTAAGCTCTATGGCCGCAATAAAGGCTGCGTGTATGTCTGCTGTGCGTGGCATAATCACCTCACAATCTTACTGTATACATATACAGTAAAGCTAAACGCGAGGGTCGATCAAGTGGTTGATGGGTGTTATACTGACATCTTTCAAAATTTCATGTCGTTTGTGACTGTTAGCATCTGAAATTATGAGGGTTTTATGTTATTTCTAAATAAAGAAAAACGTGTAATTAGTGCTGTCATATCTACATACCTTGAGCTTATAAATGTAGAAACAGATAGTTTCAAATGTGGAGACGGAGATTGGTTAAGCAATACAACTAGTCACAAATACATATCCATTAAAAAGATTCAATCGGATAGTTTCACTCACAGCCTAACCATTTCTAAACCCATTACGGATGACGCTATGTCGTCAATTACATTTCCTGTTAGAATTATTGATGCCGAATACGGTGCGTATATACACACATCAAAAAATAGATTTTATGCTGGCGATAAAAAAAGTATTGCTGCCATGCTTGAAAGTATTAGTAATTTGATTTAGCCGTCCTTGGCTCGCTGGTCTTATGAGCAGTAAACTTGCTCAATGGCCCTAACATCTATTTTAACGCTAACTGCTGATGAACCTGAATTAGCTATTGCGACCAATATATTGTCCGTTGACGTGCTAATAAAAGCCCTTGCTACCGTTGCTGTGATAGTAGCGCTAGGTGCTACAGCTGTAGTCCCTGCCAGATACCATGCACCGCCATTAAGACGAAACTCTATACTTGAAAAACCAGATTTAGACGATAGTAAAGGTATAAGCATGCTAGCGTTACTGTTACCAGTCGGCGCTGTGACTGTTTTAGACACTGAAGTTGCTCTTTCACCTATATTTAAACCAGAGTTCTCAAGGGCATTTAGCAAATTGAGATACATCAAGTAATGACCTTTATTGTTAGGGTGCAGTCCATCACTTACCGTGTATTGAAATCGCTCTCTTGCTAATGTTGTAACTGGGAGGTGATCAATAAAGTCGCAGACATTTTTACGACTAGCCTCTCTCAGTGCTGCACTGACTGACTGCATCTGATAGAAAAACGAGCCATTTATCTGCGGACCTGTGATCTGATTCGCAGAGCAAATGATTGGGTTTATATCCCGACCACGAAGAAACGACGCAAATCCAGTTGTGTTTACTTGCAGTGCGTTCGGTGCCCGCGCATTATTCGTACCCCCCCTGTCATTTGTTCCAAGCATTATTAAGCAATACATATCACCAGAGCTAAGTGCGTTACTGAAAATCGTGTTGTATTCTTCAGCGGTAACTCCAATCAAACCTTGATTTGTTACTCTGGTGGTTTTATTTACAGATATAGCCTCAATCCTAGCAGCGCCGCCACCAGAAAGGCGCACTGAAATAAGAGAGTTTCGTTTAAAAGATGAAAGCGTTATTGTTCTGCGTACCTTAAAAGAAACACTGCCAGTTGCTGATGAATTGGTATTTATTGTTGCAATATCCACCCCATCGCATGACACAATCAGTGTTCCTGTCGATTCATTTGATGAGAATACAATGTCAAATTCGTTTCCGGTGAAGTTGAAATAAAAGCTATCACCAACAGTACTTGTATCAATTGTCCTGTTTAAAAGAGATCCACCCCTGGAATTATCTGTCCATGAACCAACCATTGTTACTGGTGTGTAACCTGGATAGCTATTAACGACATCAACATATTTAAAAATACAAACTCCGCTCGGAGAGCCTGGCCAGTTAGATTCTGTATAAGTTGGGTTGAAGTGAAATCGTTTCCCTATGTACTTATGAAAGAGATTCGCCCACGTTGCAGATGTAGAGTTATTCCTTGGATCAGTAAGGGCGTGGCCGCGCGGTTCAGTTGTAGAAATACCGTCAGCGGACAATCCCCAGGTAATTGAATCACCCACTAAAACAATTCCACAAAATTGAGTAAAGGGATTTGATAGGTCAGATTTAAGCGCAGCCATCTGCCCGCCAAACTCAGAGAATGACGGAAGAATTTGATTGGATGTTTCAGCAAATTCTGCAGCGGAATCCAATGCGTCAATCTCGGACTGCACCGTATTGCCGGATGACGTGCCGACATTTGCGGCACCAGATGTTGATGACAGTAACGATCTGAGTGCCGAATCACCGACACTGATCCATGCCCCGACACCGACACCTCCAGTTGCTCCTGGTGTAGAACCGTTGGGAACAACCTTTCCTGATGGCTGGAATGATCCATCCCATCGATAGTATTCACCGTCAGTTGTGTCTTTCAGGATTTGGTTCGGGAGCGTTAAAGTTGCGCCAGCCTGAAATGTGCCTACTGGGATCCATCCATACTGGGAAATAGCCTGCTGCGCCAGCCAGCGCAGGCCTTCGATGGTGTAATGCTCATTTCCGAATCGGTCAACATAGGTGTTTACAAGCGAGGTAACAAACTCGTCAATTTTCCCCGCGTTAAACTTAAGGTCGAGTGGTGATTCGCTTGGAACCGAGTTCTGAGTAGGTGTAGTAGCCATATTGATTCCATAAAAAAACCCGGCGCGGTGGCCGGGTCTGGTTGGTCGAGACGGTTCTTATTGGTAGATGGCGTCGCTGTATTCCGCGACGGTCAGAGATACCGTGTTATCTGTGTTTGGCTTGATGCTGTTGACCGTCCATAGTTGACTGTCCAGCTCTTCCACGGTTGCTATGAGATAGCGCGATGGGAGTTGCACAGTGTCTCCGTTCCAGATATTGAGCTGAATGTCGGGTATTGCCGCGGTGAAGCCGTACTTCGTGTCGCTGCGGGCCGTCGCCGGATAGCGCAGCGTCGGGTTACCCAGACTGTCGGTCACCAGAACGTACATTGAACCGGTAAACGCGATCGGCTCGCTGGTATCAAAGTTATTACCGGCGCGCCCGGTGATGTAACCCTGTTGCTGGTTGCTGTCGTAGATGTCTGACATCTGAATGACACTACCGACCTGGATAATGCCGTCCTCAAACACCTTGGCGTTCATCTTCACCCGGGAGTAGATCAGGCGTTTGGTTTCGCGCAACGCGCGCTCGCGCGCCTGGTACTCGTTTCGGAAACCGACTATCTCGAGCTTGTTCGGGTTCTCTGCTTCCTGTTCTAAGATAGTGCCGTTCAGCACGCGGTAGTTGATGTACGTCTTATTATTCGTGGTCGGGTGGACGTAGGACACCTGTACGCCGTCATAACCGCCAGGAAGAGTAGCTTCGTACGTCATTTTGTACTCGTCCGTCTTCATATTGGCCCTGTTAAATACGGCAGCCGGATAATCAACCTTTTGGTCACGAGTGAACGTCAGTACGCCGTCATCCCAGTACGCCACCACCGACGCCGCATTGCAGATCGCCTGCACGCGGTCGCCCAGTGAGTCGTTCTCGTCGTCAAACGTATAGTCGAAGTAACCAAGGCGCTCATCCGGCAGGCTTTCGGCGATCGAGTACAGCCCGTACAGGTCAATGCTGCTTACCGGCTGCTCACCCATGATGAGCCAGGTGTGAGCCACTGCATCAGCGAACGAGCGCGACGGCCTCAGGGTGTAATCCACCGTCTGCGTGTCCAGGTCGTACGTAATGGTGTGGCGCGTCACCAGTGCGTTATATTTGCGCTCGCGGCTGCCAAGAGCGTTCTCTGTCGCCCGGACTTTTACTCGCACAAGCGTGTCGGTCGGGTGAACGACGTTTGTCCTGATGTTGATGCTGTGGATCTCTTCGACCTTGAGCAGTGACGCGTCACCGGAGTTATCCGTGCGCTGGAAGCTGACCGCGTATTTCCCGAACCCGCCGGTCGGTGTGATCTTGTCAGTGCGATAAAACACCTCGCTCGTCGACTGGTGCGGCGTCGTCTGCCGGTACGTAAACGTCTGCTGCGTTCCCGGCACCTGGTTGTAGTCGTCGTCGATTTTCCAGATGACAACCTTCCAGTTGGTCTCTTTCTTCCCGCCGAGGCTGGACTGTGTATGCAGCCACAGCTGAGTTGACTCGACCGGGGAAAAGAACGGCCCAACCACCAGCGCCTCGTTATCGTTAAGGATGAATTTCGTGGTGTTGATCGTGGCATTCGCCGGGATGTCCTGCGGTCCTTCGAGCTGGTTCATCGTAAACGTGTACCAGCGCACCGGGTTAACCACTGCACCGTCGTTTGTTTCAACGGCGGAAATCAGCGTGCCGGAGAATGTAGCATCGGTAGTCACGTTGCCGGAGGCCGTGCTGTACGTCACGTTGATGGTGAAAGTCACCGCGTGCGGCAGCACAAGCCCCATGAAATAGTCGAACTCAGCCTGCTTAACGATTTTCATCGCTATCTGGCCGCCAGAATACGTTCCGCTGACCACCGTGTTTGCCGTTGCTGTTTCGATCGGAAAGTCGCTGGCTTCGTTCTGCCCGGGAACCTCCTGGCCGTCAACGTCATCGAACCCGTATCCCTCGACGATCTGCGGGATAACTTCTCCTGGCTTGAAGAACTGGAATTCGGCACCAGCCAGAGAGCCCAGGCTCGATTCTGAGTAGCGCACGGACTCGTAATCGTATTTGCCGATCCCAATACACATCCATTCAGTGACGTACTTCAGGCCGCCATCGGTGGAAGTATGGTGCACGTATTCGAATACTGATTCTTGAATCAGATCCGGGAAAGAGCGAATCTGGCCATAGATATCCGGCTTGGCCTTGTACACGCGCGCGGTATTTGTCTGACCGGTCAGGCTATTGTTGGGCGAGTCGACGGAATTACCACCGTTGTTCGCGATTGCCGGCTTCGGCGCCAGGAACGAAAACACCTGGCCCACCACTTTAAAGATCGGACTCAGGATGTCGTCGACAATGCCCTTTGGCTGGTCGAATATCTGGATGTGGTCCAGCTCGCTAAGCTCAAACGCCAGCTCATCATCGTCACCCAGCTTTACGCCATTGCGGACAATCAGCAGGTCACGGTGGAAAGTAGCGTCATTGGCCGCCAGCCAGTCATAAAAAAGGGTGCCGTTTGGCACCCTGCAACGCAACTTAGGCGTTCCTGGAAAATTCGATATCTCAACCAGCGCCATATTCGAAAAACTCCACTTTTGTGAATGCCCGCTGAATGACCAGCAAAGAGTCCATGCGCACGCTTCCATTCTCGCCGCGGGAGTGCAGTGCCTGCCTGTTCAGTACCAGACCAACATGCGCCGGTTGCGCGCCGCAGTACCCGACGAATATTCCGCCCTCAACTGGCTTGTCGACCTGGCGCCAGAAAACGACGTCACCCTGATAGCAGGTAAAGAAGTCGGACCCGGCTTCGTAGCCCGGCGTCTGGTGCAGCTCAATGCCGATAACGTGCCGGTAATACAGCACGCACAAGCCCCAGCAATCCACCTTATAGAACGAGCAGGCCCGGTTAGCCCACGGCACGCCGATCATCCTGCTAATAAAATCAGAGGTACTGAAGTCCGGTGTACTCGACTGGATCATAAAGGCGACCGATGTTGTTATTTAATGGGTTGGTAATGGAAAGAGTTACAGATGCGGCATCTGAATCAACGTCAACAGTCTTCACAAAAAGCGTCCAGTTTTTCATAGGCGCAGATGTATCTCCGCTATCAAAAATCTGCCTGGTAGCCGTGATTGGTGACAACCTCGACACGCCCTTCCATTTTTTCATCAGCGCTTTGATGTCAGACGACAGCCGCCCTAACTTCACCGTCGCGTCAATCACCGGCGTGCCGCTCTGCTGACTCTCTTCGATTTCAAACCGCGCTGGCTTGTATACCTGACCTGCAAGCGTTTTCTCGAAGAACTGTTTGTCTACCAGACGCACATAACCGAAGGAAGGATGGTAAAAGGTAATTGTGTCGTAACTGCCGCGAATCGGGCGCTGTTGCTTGTACTCCCTTAGGCTCGGCATTACGGCACCCTCGGCAGTGATTCTGGGTCCCTGTTGTCCGGATAACCCGTGACAACGATATCCAGCAGTGAAGGCCATGGAGGCGGCAGTTCAACAATGATATCGTCAAACTCGTCGTCAGCGTTGTACAGATGGTTGGCAACAACCGTTCCTGTCCAGGTTACCACCCCGCCGTCGATACTGGTTTGCACCGGCATCTGCGTGAAGTGAAGTTCCTGGAGTTGCAGACCGCTGCCGCCCAGGTTGATATTCATCCGGAACCAGTTCAGTCCCCGGTTGAGATAGTTTGGGCTGCGCAGCCACTGCTGGAAAGCTCGCTCCTCAGACAGGGTGAAGATCCACGTCAGAGACCAGGTCACTTTCAGGTCGTCGGTAAGGTTCTGGAAGATAGCCGGGCCGACCGCTGGCTGATCGGTCTGGAACCCGGTATCGAGCGTCATGTTTTTGCTGGCCTTCTGCGCCAGCGGCAGCCAGTCGGGATAGTCGATAATTGGCATCAGCCCTGCCCCCTTGGCGTGCGTTTAACATTGAAGTTACTGGTTATACCGCTGCTGATTGGCCCGCCGTTGTTCAGGTCTGCAATAATGACATCAACGGTAAGCCCACCATTTGCATCAGTGCCACCCTGTGCATCAACGGACGATGACGTGTAGTTCTGGATGTTGATAACTACCCCACCACCTCCACCGGCTGTCATTTCTTTATTGCTGATCACCCTGCCGTTGTCGCCCGGTATCATGTACTGCTTACCGGTGCTGGCCTGGTAAATCTCGGGCATGCCGCCTTCGCCGACCTGATACATCCCGCCTGCCGAGACGGGCCCGCCGTTTTTACGTTTTCCTGACAGCGCCAGGATGCCAGCCATCGCACCAAGACCAATAGCCACCGCACCACCGAATGAAGCCACGGAGGACATGATGGCCGCAGGTGTCCATGCCGCCGTAGTAGCCGCTGCCGCTGCGGTAGATGTCGCCGTGGTAGTGGCAATGCCTGCCGCCTGTGCGGTGGTGGATGCTGCAACTGCCGCGGTAGTGGCCGTCTGGCCCATAATGGCCGACTTAACCCACTCGACGCCCATCTGCACAAATGTGTTTACTAGGCTATTTAAAACAGTTCTTCCTAAAGATTTAGCTGCCTCTTCAGCGTCCATGCTTTTGGTGATAAGGCCAGTCAGAGTGTTAGAGGCATTATTGCCGAATGCGGTAAATGCCGCCGCCGCTGCCTGCGTGGCAGCATTATGTTGCGCCCATTCTTCCCACATCGCAGCGTTACGCTGATCACGATACTGCTGCTCGATAGCGGCACGCGCTGCCTCAGCCTCCCCGACCTTCTGCGGGTAAAGTTGGGCGTATTGTTGGATATCAGCGATGTCTTTCTGGTACTGGCTATCCAGCCCGGCGGTTTTACTGGTTTTGCCCTGGATGGTACTGAACTTATTGGCTGCCTCAGTGCGCTCCCGTTCAGCCTTGGCCTGCTCACGCAATGCGTTGGCATTGTCCCAGGCTTTTCCTGCCAGTTGCCCGGCCAGCAGAAGTTGTTCCTGCGTGGCTGTGTTGCCGAGAGACTGCTGCGCATTAAGCACGGCCTGAGCTCTGGACAGTTCACCGACACTGCCAGCTGAGAGCTCGGCCTTCTGCCTCAGTTCATACAGCTTTTGATTAACAGATTCTTGAGCTTTGGCGTATTGCTCAGCTTCTTTCTGTGCAGCAGACTTTCCGCCTTTCGTTTTAGAACCACCTGAAGTGGCGATGGCTTTTATTTCGATAGGCCTAGTAGATGCTGCTGTTTTCTGAACCGCATCCCAACCGGCGCGAGAGGCCTTCTCCCACGCTTCAGCTGTAAGTTGCGCGGATTTCTCCTCGTTCTCTTTCTGCCAGTCACCAAAGCCAAGCCAACTCCATGTTCTCGCTCGCTTGGCGTACATTTCGGCTTCAGAGCGCAGATCTGCTATTTGCTGACTGGCGGTAGCGGCCTGCCCGGTAAGCCTGCCAATGGCAACAGCAAGAGAATCGATAACCAGAACCATCCCGTTGCTAGCCCCTGTAGCCTGGTTAATATTATCAACCATGGTCAGGAAAGAGTTGGTGAGAGCGGTATTGGCCTGCGACAGTGTGCGTGGGAGTTTCTCGAACTCTGCATTCACTGAGCCGGTTTGCTTCTGAATGGCGTTGAGAGCATCTTCTGCCGTCAGTTTCCCGTCCAGCATCAGATGACGAAGCTCTCCGATGCTTACACCCATCCCGGCGGCGATCTGCCGAGCCAGTTCAGGCATTTGCTCAAGGATGGAGTTGAACTCCTCCGCCCGAACCGTACCGGAGGAAATTGACTGCCCGAACTGGCGCAGCGCATTCGCCATTTCCTCTGATGAGGATCCGCCAATGCGACCTATTTTCTGAAGTGTTTCGGTGAGCTGGATGACCTGACCGTTCGTCGCACCGGTATCGCGCAACGCGGTGCTGAGGGTTTCCCACAGCTTCGCGGTGTCTTGCAGAGAGCCGCCAGTTGCCGAACTGATGCGCATCAGACTCTGCATCGTCTGCGATGCTGTCGCTGCGCTACCTGTAAGCCTCTCTATACGCGCGTTGAGCTGGCTCATGTTGTCAGCAGCAACGAGGAATGCACGCCCCCAGTCAACAACTATCGATGCAGCTATGGCCCCGGCAACTTTGTTTATGCTGGTCTGGAGTTGGTCAAACTTACTGGCCGCTTTTGACGCTCCGCCACTCATCTTCTCAAGGCGCTCATTTACTTTGCGCTGGGCCTCAATCAGATTCGCAACATCCATCTGCACCTGATAGACGATATTGCCTACTTGTTCCTCACCAGCCATTGATCTTTCTCCTGTGGATTATCCCACGCAATAGCCGGGAGTTATTTCTTCGCTGCGGCCCTTCTTGCCGCCTGCTTAGCCAGAAAATCATCAGCAACTGCGCTGTATTCTTCTTTTGTTAGCCCTTTTTGGTCTGGATATTTCTCTGACAGCAACGCCTGAAATTCAGTCATGGTCAAACAACGCGCTTCATCCAGGCTTATGCTGAAGTGGATCCTTGCTGCGTTGATGTATTCAATGGCGTTAAATTCTGTAGTACCGCCTGATGATTCATGGCGCTGGAGTTTTCGCGTCTTCGCTTTCCCTGTTACGCCATGCTGTAAAAGATGCTGAGCAAAGATGACAATATCTGACTGGGGCATGAGACCGGGCGAATAAGAAAGCTTTCCTTCAACCTCATCCAATTGTCCAACAATCGGCGTTAAATCTTCATCTGAGCACGCCTGTAAAACATCCATGGCTTTTGCTAGCAGGCGATCTGAAACCCTGCGCATCGCTGGCCCCATCCAGTCAGGTAAACCGCCAAAAGCATCTGCACAGACAGAGATTAATTTTTCCGCCTCGCGACCATGGATATCAGCGTATATCTCAACAATTTCATGCGGCTCACCGATCCTTGTCATTGCCTCGAAAGACGGTCGTAACAAGTAATCTTTTCCGCCCTCACGGCAGTCACTTATGCCTATTTCGCCAATTTCTCTTAAAGCGGCCATGATTTTTCCTGATCAACGGTCATTATCAAGGCTGCCAGTCGACAGCCTTTGTAATGTACGCTATGCGGTAACAGTGAGAACGCAGGTAGTTGAGGTGACTTTATTTCCGTCACTATCTGTGACTTCACAGCGATAGCTACCGCTCGAGGCAGTTGTAACGCCAAGCAGCAAGAGCGTGGCTGTTGCCGCCGTAGGGTTTGCCGTTGAATCGATCTGAGTGCTGCCAAGGAACCATTTGTAGCTGTAAGTAGGGCGACCGCCTGTTACATCAACATCAAGAACGACGTCGTTGTCTGCATCGGCAGATTTAGTCGCTGGCAGATCTTTGGAGAATGCCAAAGGCGTTGAAGGTGTAGCGTCCGTATTAACAACCTGAACAGTAGTGCCATCAGATACTTTGAACTCAACGGTAAACGTGATGATGTCGTTACTTCCGCCATCTGCTGGCGTAAGGTTAGAAATCACCATATAGCCCGAGAACTCGATTGGACCGATAGCGATACGCGCCCACAGCGTCGGCTGGCGCTTGGCATTGATCTCATCGGTGAAGTACTTCACCAGATTTCCGTAGCCGAACTGGTCAAGTTTGTCGTGTTTCCGCACTTCACCATCAAAACTGATTGTCGCGTCAGCATTGGTGATGATGTTTTCTACCCATCCCGCAGTATCGTCTGCATCAGAGGTGACCGAGTTTGGAGCAAAATCCAGACCCTTACTGGTTCCCGCACCGAGAGCCTTCCAGTCGTCTTCTGTAGGCCGGGCATCTGGGCAACCATAGGCCAGCTCCAGCACTGTTGCCGAGCCGAATACCCTTTCGTTGGAGTTTTGGCAATTAGCCATCTTTGACCTCTTTTATGTATAAAAAAAGGCCGCCAGATGGCGACCTTGTGTTGATGATTTTTCTTCAGTCCCCGAAAGTGCAGGCAAACTGTAATCTCAGGACAATTCTTCCCTCCTCCGTCGTCACTGGAGTTGGATAAGCGCCCATGTTTTCTATCTTACCCACGCATTCGTCTGCGTGAGGATTTGCCTGAACGTAATCAAGGATTGACTGAGCTGCCGTTGCCGCCGCCTGGTTTTTGTCCTTTGCACCAATCACATCGACCAGGACATAGTTATCGTTCCCGAGGTCATTTCTGATGGGGGTTCCGCCATTTGGTCTGAACACCATAATCGCTTTCGAAAGATCATTCGGGTCATTGAAATTAAGAAGCTGAACCAGGAAACCGTTAGTAAGCCCGGCATCGCCAAACATGTTCCTGACTCGCTGATACATAGGAGGATTCATAGAGACATTTCCTTGGCGATCACAGCATCAATCTGTCGCTGCGTGTCTTCAAACCCTTTGGTTAAAAACTCCTTCCTGGCCGTCGCCCGGCGGAATTTCTGCGGCACGCTTGGATCATGGACGTATGCAGCATAGTTAGCTGAATAGCCAACCCGGCCTGTCACGCGATTGCCATTTACAGTAATCTCGCGGAACTGGCTATTTATGAGGGTTGATGTATCGATCGGGGTATAGAGCGCCGCCTGAGATCCGCCGATAATCAAAGCTGATTGCATGGCTCTGACGACCTTTCTCCCCTGAATATCACCAACCAGAGCATTAAGGTTTTTCTTCGCCTGGCTGATGCCCTTCACTTTGATGCCCATAGCTACACTCCCGTAATTATCGCCCAGTCATCTTCCAAACCGTCGAGAGTGTCGTTCCAGCGCGTCACGTGACGGACCTCATCAGCACCTGCTACGACCGGATCCGGCTCAGCGCTCACACCAATCATGATGTAGTCGCCCTCATCGGCCAGTGCGTATGCCGTGAAAAAGGTGTTCTTAACGACCACTTCTTTACCGATTGAGCCGAGCTTTGCCGACAAGCCGCCGATGTAGTCGCACATGATGGTTTCAGGCGGTTCATATGGGTCGACAGGATCGCCCCACTCGTCATTACCGCCCGCGCCTTTACGCCATATCGTGCACGGTTTGTTGTATGACCATGAAGCAGTAGACGACATCAGCCCTCCTTCCAGCGCAGCACCTTCGCGCCAGTCGCCCGGATGCGCGGGCAGTTGATGAACCACTCGCCGTCCGACTTAACGTAGCCGGTAGTCTCCCGCCCCGTGTCGGTCATCACCCAGACGCGGGTGAACGAACGAGGTAGCCCGTGCTTAACTGATTTGTAAGTCATCACTTACTCCAATAAAAAACCCGCCGTAGCGGGTTTAATTAGCCTTACACGTTCCTAGCAAATTCGCCGTGAAGGGATGATCTCGTATTTCTCAGCCACTCTTCGACTTCGTGACGCGATTTAGATGAAAAATGATTGCGTACACCTTTAACCTGAACACTGCCTCGCCATGCTGCGTCCGCCTTGTTCCAAGTCAGCCCCTTAACGCCGGTGGTATTTTTAGCGCTGCGTTTTTGGTTTTGAAGATTTTCTGAGACGCTGGCAACTCGTAGATTGCTAATATCATTATTGACCCTAACCCCGTCAATGTGATCAATCTGCAAGCCCTCGGGTATTTCTCCATTGTGGAGTTGCCAAACAATGCGATGAGCGGCTATTTCTTTGCCGTTAAGCTTCGTTCGGTAATAACCATAGGAACTTATGGACCCTACTGGATCGCCTGCTTTTATTCTTCGACCAACATTTATTTTCCATCTAAGAAATGACGGTGAGGTCGGGTCATATGAAAAATATTCAGATAGAATATGGCTAGCCATGCTCGTTACCTCCATAACGACGATGTGGTTAGAGCCGAATCCATGTTAGCGCATGATTCGGCTTGTTTATTTTACCACCAACTGTTTATTCAAACAGTATTAATCGTCGTTATTTTTGGCAAAAACATCCGCCCTTCCCGATCCAGATGCCAGCAAAAGCCGGTGTTGCTGTCGGGTCGGCAGGGATCAGGGAGTTAGCACAGCCATACTTATCCAGCCCGCGGAGCAGGTTTAGTGAACCCTTCCAACGATCTGAGAACGACTGAAAGCGGAATGATTCTGACGCCCCGCTCGGCGCGGTGTGACTGGATACGTACTTGTCGCCCTGCCCCAGAGCCATCATGCCCAACAGGTAGGACTGAATCAGTAGCGCTGTAGCTGGTGAGTAGTGCGCATCGAGGCATTCCTGAATGCTGTTGGCCTGCTCTACGAGCGCCTCTAAGATGAAATCAGGCAGAGTGATACCGACTGACTTCAGATATTCTTTGGCCTGGTCTGTGGTAATCATTCGGGCCTCTGATAAGCCCTCCGAAGAGGGCATAAAAAAACCGCCTTAGCGGCGGCTGTTATTCAGCAGGGAACAGTTTTTCGAGTTCGCCTTCCGGCAGCAATTCACTGAGCTTTTCAGCTCCGAGATTGCCTTTAAACTCGATTCCCAGCTCAGTCAGACGAGCCTGGATAACCTCTTTGCGTGAGCGAGTATCAGTTCCAGCATCAGGTGTAGACGGGGTAAGCTCGCCCCCAGCCTCGCCTTTCATCAGCCGAACGTTAGACTTCAGCGCCGGGTGAAGCTCTTTCAACTCCACCACGTCGCCAACCTTAACGCCGAACCATGGGCGCACAACTTCGTATTTAGCCATGCTGTTTCCTTACGCCAGGTCTGCGCCGTAGACAACGCCAGAAAGGCCCTGATCGTCTGCGGTGATTTGCAGACCTTCAGCAGACATAATCTGGAAGTTGTAGTTAACGTTAGGCAGTGGACGCGGGAGCGGAACAACACCTACAGCCATACCCACCAGTGGAGAGATCACATCACGGCGACGAACGTACGCGATAAACTCGTTACCGGAGAACGCGAAGGTTGGTCGAATTTCCTTAACAGGGGCAAATGGCAGGACGGCTTGCAGAACGTTACCACTGATTACACCGTTCACTACATACGGCTTAGCCAGGTTCGCCCAAATCTCGTCAGATACCCACATGACATCGTAGGAAGAGACTTTGTTGGCACGCGCAGTAGTACCGAACGCACCCTTACCGAAGAACTCAATGATCTGCTCGGTGGTTGCAGTTGTCAGGTCGATATTCGCGCCACCAGCACCAGACCCGAGGTTAATCTTCTTGGTGTTGCGATGGTTCTTGATGCCCTGCGCGGGGTAGGACTGAACCTGAATTTTTGAATCGCCGTTGAGGTAGTAGTTAACGCGCTTCTGGTTGAACTTGCGCATCTTCGCCATCTGAGAATCCAGTACCAGATCAATGCCTACAGAGTTAAGGCCAGCAGCATGGCGCCAGTTAACACCGTAGCCAGCAGTGAACACTGGAATCGGGTCGCCGTCGCTAGCGTAGTCAGTGTGATCGAAGGAGAACGGCGCCTGGCCATCGATGCTTACTGACACGTCGTCAGCGATGTCTCCTACCACGTTATACAGCTTGGCAGTCTTACCGACCGGCAGCACCGTCTGAACGCCGATCAGGTCGTTCACGATTTCCATACCGACTTCCTGATCGCGCAGCTGCAGCACCTGGTTGTCGATCTCAGCCCAGAAATCACGGGAGAAACCGCCAACGGCGTTACAGGCCAGCATGTCAGGCGTCATGATTGCGCGGTTAGCTGCAATGATGGAGTCGTTCTGTAGGTTCCACATGTTGCGGTTTGCCCACAGTTCGCTCCAGTGCCCGCCGAGGCGGGAGTTAGTCGCCAGCGTCTCTTTAGAGAAGTACATATGTGTTTGTCCTTTTGTTACGCGCCAGCTGCGGCGACAGTGCCAACGCGCATGCGCACGCGAATGAAGTCGGTGGTGCTGGCCGCGATGGTATATTCATCCTGGCTGTAGCCGATCACTGAGTCAGTGTCGGAGGTGGCTAGGGTGAATTGACCAGCCGTACCCAGCTTGATCGGACTGTCTTTCTTATACGCGCCAGGCAGGCAGCGTAACGCCAGCTCGCGGCCTTCTTCGACGTAGTTGCCGACAGCTGAATCACCGGCAGGGATTGATTCAGTGATGGTCAGACCCTGGTGGTAACCAACATCGATGATGTACAGGCGGCCGGTTAGCGCGGTGGCCTGGGCGAACTTATCCGATGAGTTGATGGTTGCGGCGGTGCCCGGAAGCAGTGCGGCGGCCGTAGTGCGGGTTTCGGTCTTGTACAGAGACTGACCGTCGATATTAACGCGACGATAACGAGGCATTATTCCGGCTCCTTATTTGAAGTATTCGGCAGCAGAAGGCGCGCCGGTTTCTTTGTGCTGCTGTGCATTGTTGGTGCCCAGCGGAGCAGCTTCGCCCAGTGACTTGAACATCGCGTCCAAAGGCTCTCCTGAAAGCGCATTCGCGACGATATCGCCATGCACCTTTGCTACCGCCTCACGCTTGGCTTTCTCTTCAGCGCGCGAATTGGCGGTCAGGGTTTCCGCGAGTTGATTCTGATTGGCCTGCAGCGCATCAACCTTTTCCGCGAGAGGCTTGATAGCCGCTTCAGTATTGGTCGCAACAGCCTGGCCGATCATGCTGCCGATTTGTTCCAGTTCTTCTTTGGTTAAAGGCATGTCGCCCTCCGTTTTGTGGTTTGGTGCAGGCTGTTCCTGCGGTGTGAATAGAGCTTTGAATTTGTTAGCGACGACTGCCACCCACGACTCCTGTCGCGCTACTGCGGTGCCGGTATCATCGAAGCTGATAACGCCGCCCTCAGACTTGTAGCCAAACACCTCAGCGGTGCCGCCGTTGCGGATGATTACAGCTTGCGAGTCAGTGAAATCAGCAACCCATGCGTATTCATCCGCGCCCGCCGCAAACTTCGCTTTGGCTGCGCGATCGAGACGCTGCTCGCGCTCACGGTAGGATTCACCCACCAGCGCGCCCGAGTTAGCCTTGAGCGGTTGGGCCAGATCGGCATTGACCATCAGGCCAACGCCTTGCTCAGGGGTTGCCGCCCCGACTTCATGCAGCAGGATTGCGTCGTGGTCCATGCTGTAGATCTTGGCTACCCAGTCAGCACCAGTAGCACGTTGTTGTTCGTTCGGTTCAAGCTGATCGAGGAATGCGGCCACGCTGGTATGAATCGGCGGAACGTCTTCGCCGCGCTCAATGGCAGCGACGCGTTCAAGCAGCTCCCTGCCACCTTCCGACTCGCTGGCGCGGGCAACATCTACCCACTTTTCGAGGTAGATGCGATTACCTGACTTCTTAACATTGCGGTTCCACGCCCCAACGAATCCTGTGCACAGCCCTTCTGGAGAGAATGCAGACACGAACTGGCCGTTAACCTGTGGATGCCCCAACGGTGCCAGAGTGCCTTCCAGCCCATGATAGTGGGCGTCGATTTCTTCCGCTGTGTACAGCCCGCCATTCATTACGACGTTCGCCGGCAGCGTATAGCTCGGCAGCACCAGATGCTCCCGACCGTTATGTGTTTCGCGCCGGATAGACTGACTGTTCACCTTCGTGGTGATGTTGACCTGCATAGGCATAGTTATTTCTCCGCCCAGGCGTAACCGCGCGCCTGCATCGATTTGTATTCCTGTTTGAGTTTCGTGATGGTGTCCTGGTATTCCGGTTTACCGTCCGCATCCACCAGCACCGACTGCTGGCTGCATTTGCAGTTGATGGAGTTGCCATCTTTGCTGTACCAGTCACGCACCTCTTCGTTGGTGTAGAGGTGGGCATGGCGCACTGCGTGGGTATGTCGGGTTGTCGGTGACAGAGCCGAGATGTGAACCAGAAGCGTTTTAAGGCCGTAAAGGTCATTCGCCTCCTGGTCTTCATCCCACTTAGCCCGGCGCAGCGCGGTAGTCACTTCAGTGCGCGCTATCCGGTTCGCCCGGCGCTTCTCGATGCCGGTCTGGTCTGTCAGGTTGCGGGCAATATCCAGCGGATTGAGCCCGCGTCCCACACCATCAGTCAGCACGCGCGCCATGTCGCGCTTAACGTCAGCTGTCAGCCCCTTCATTTCCTCAAACACACGAGCATGCACCAGCGCCATTCGTTGCTGGTACGGGTCGCTTGCAAGGATGGACGCCAGTGACTCACGCCCGGCTGCGTAAACCGGGGATTGCTGGCTGAGGTTGTAGAACGACTGCCCGGTCCCTTTCTCCGAAGCCAGATCGATGTACTCGTAAAACCACAGGTCGTAATCGCCACCTTCAAGCAGCACCTGATCAACCAGGTAACTGGCATCGTTCAGGATGATGGAGAGTAGCGTTGGGTTTAGCTGGTATTCGTATCTGGCGTTTACTGCGAGGGAGGAAGGTATTTTGTCGAGTGCTGATTTGTACGCTTTGCCAATCTTATTCATTCGCCTGGCGAAGTCTTTCATTGCCCGGCGTTCCAGCGCATCGGCTCCGGTCGGATCCTGGTAGTTACGCGGCAGAATCGGTGGCTTCGTCTTCTTCGTCGCCATCCTCTTCTCCTAACGGGAATTCATCGACGTTTTCATAACCGGCAGCTGTGCGAATTTCTTCGCGACTGAATGCCGGATTTTCTCCGCTGCCCTGGAACGTCTGGTTAATCTCAGCCATGGTTTTTGCATTGGCGAGCTTCTCAGTTCCAGTCTGCTCGTTGAGGTCATCCCAGATAACCGTCTTTTCGCTGACAGGATCAATGATTTTCAGGTCAATGAGCTTGTCACTGAAGTCTTCAATTTCGAATGACAGATCACCGCGGCGTGACTGGCAGCGAGCATTCATATACTTCTGATCTTCAGTGCTCGCCCTTTCGCCAGTTTGCATCCCCACCAGAATTTTCACCGGCTCATCGACAGAAGCGGCAAAGGTTTGCAGGTTGACGTTATAGGTTGGGTCAGGATCTGAAACTGCCGACACCATCGACGTTACCTGGGCACCCTGAGTAATCAGAAGAACGTCATTACCGATGTTTAACTCTCTGGCAGCATCGTTATATCTCTCCTGAAGCTCATCAACAGATACGCCGTACAAAGAAGCAAGGTTGTTGAAATCAACGTCTTTGTCGAAATTAATGCTCTGCTTATTAGCGGCGTTCTTCAGGAATGCTTCACCTGACCCACCTTCAACCTTCTCTAGGCTGACGCAGGCGTTATAGCCAGGCTCAAGGAAACCAATGGCATCATTCGAGTAGTCACCCAGGATGAAGACGCGATCGGGATGCACGAATCGCTGATTGGTCCCTCCGTTTGGCAGACTCTCAACGTATTTCCACTGCTTTGGCTGACCGTAGTCTGCCGAATTCTCGTCAGTTACCCATTGACTGACAGTTAACGAACCGGCCCATGCGATCGTAACCTTTTTTAGTGACTTCCCTCGAACAACCGGCTGGTCCCACTTTCTGGAGTCATTGATGTGCAGCAGGATACCAGCATAGCGACCGACTAAACGGCGGCGGTCTGCTTCAGCAAAAGCGCGCCAGAGTCGCTTAGTGAAAACCTTTTTGGCGCTCTTCTCCCAAGGGGTTTCATCCTTGCTCTCGTCGGCGTCGTCACCCTCGATGATTTCAGGGTTAGTCTGCCAGCACTTGCCCACCAGCTTCTCAACGGCACCGTGAGCGATACCACCGCGCCGATACAGGGCATAGAGATTTTCGTAGGTTACCTGCTCAGGGAAGCCATATTCACACCATGCGGAGTGGCGCTTATTGTCCAGCCCCATTGTTGGCGCCATCAGTCCCATACGGGCGCGAGCCATTCGCGCATCGTTCAACGCATGGTTGACGGCGAGAGTTAATTTGTCAGTCATGGATTGTCCGTTGGTAAGGCGCAAGAAATAAAAAACCCGGCATATGCCGGGTTAGAGGATGTTTTAAATCTATAACTTAAATATGGATGTAATTACAACTGCGTGAGCATGCTCATTTCTAGCTTTAGTTTGAGAAAGCGCTTCGAATTCTACTTGATTGAGAAAATCCTTGGCCGTGCTTTCTTCACTCTCAATACCTATATGAGAAATACCCAACGGTTTACCTATATCTGTAAATACAGAAAATGACACAATGTAAGATGCCATACTAATTCCTTGAAGAAAGATTGAACTAGGATTATCGACATTCTTACGTCAGGCTTTATCTGATTTTAGCCTTTTTGGGATCATCATCCCAACAATCTGGCCCTTACGCTTAATGTGACCGTCGAGGCTGTAGCGGATACCGTCCCAGCAGTGCTCATAGCCATCGGCGAGCTTCGGCAACACCTCACCGGTGATGCGGTCCGTTTTGTACGACCACATCCGAGCCTCACGCGCCACGTTCTTGCAACGCGGGTGGATAATGATTTCGTCGAACCCACGAAGATGGGCGATCCCATCCTCAACGCTCCCCTGCCATTTCTCGGCAGCCGAGATGTTGAAGCCCTGCCTCTTGAGATAGCTGATCGTCTCGGGTCGAGCGGAGTCGGCCTTGATGGGCCAGTCTCGCGCACCGGGAATCGTGTCGTATAGCTCAGGCATGTGGTCGAGCTCTGTCTGCTGCCCGTACGCCTCGTATTCGATGTACAGCCGGTTGTGCAGGATGAACGAACGCACCAGAGTGTTCGGGTCTTTAGCGAAACCGAAGTCAGCTCCGAAGAACAGACGTTCGGCCTCTTTCCATAACTGGTCCGAAAACTCAGCGATCCGGTATTTTCCGGCCAGGACCTGCTTATCGGAGTTTTCGAGGTAAGCACCTTCCCACACCCATGCGTATGTCGCTGGGTCGAGGCGTCGCTGATCGTTCTGCCGCTCACCTTCCAGCACGTCAGGGAACCACGGGTTATCCGTGTAGTTCATCTCAACAGTGATGCAGTCGTCGCCAGCTTCTTTTCGGAAACGCTTATCCGTTGCGCTTCCGTCTCGCTCAGGGTTCCAAGTCACCCATATTTCCGAACCTTCCTCACGAACGGTCGGACTCAGCTTCTGCCAGGCTATTTCGCTTACTGATTCAGCCTCATCCACCCAGCAAAGCAGGATGCGCGCTTTCGACTTAATGCTGTCGAGGTTATGTCGCAGACCGCAGAACACGTAGTTAACGCTCTTGTCGATGGTGCGGATGTACTTCTCGCCGATATCAAAGTTGGAAGCCAGCCATGGAACAGACAGGATCGCCTGTTTCACCTCCTGCATGCTCGACTCTTCCAGCGAGTTCATGAACTCACGCGCGCAGAGCACTACGCCGCTTTCACCGTTCATCATCGACTGGTAAGCCTTTACCGCAGTCATCAGTGCGAAGGTGCGCGTCTTGGCGCTACCACGTCCACCGTGCGAGCATCGATAACGCTTATTCACCGCAGTGAACAGCGGCGCAAGCTTGGCGGGGATCGGCAGTTGAACGGCTTCACTCATGATTTCGGCTCAACGGGGAGCAACTGGATGACAGTCGGCTTCGGAGTCATAGTTCCGTCAGATGATTTGTGGTCGATTTCCTGGCTGACTTTGTCGCCGTACTTTTTCGGGTTCATGCGGGCCAGAGCCCATTTTCGCGTGTCGATGCGAAGACGTGCTTTAGCTACTGCGGCAGCCTCTTCATTAACACCGTCAGCAATATCGAACATATCTTCGAAAATCGCATCAGCGCGTGTCTCAGTGGCTTTCGCGTATTGGTCGCGAAACTCTGCATGTTGTGCCAACCAGCGGAACACCGTCGCTTTGTTAGGCATCCCGGGTCGCTCACAAACTTTGCGCAGGCTTTCCCCATCGGCAAGCAGTGAACATATGTCAGCAGCCACCTCTGGTAGATAATCAGAAGGGCGGCCAGTCTTTGGTTTGGTCGCCATAGTTTGTTACTCCGCTGTTTGTTCTTCTGGCTGTACGGTCTGCTCTGCCGGTACTGGCGTGAACTCCACGCGCTTCACATCGGCAGGAGCGAAATACAGCCACTGGCCTGTTTCGGTCGCCAGTGGCACAAAGCCGTTAACCAGCTCAGGCTGACGTCGTGACATCTTTCCTGTGAAGGTTTCGCCTGTTTGGGTTGTTAGCTTAATTTGGTAGATGTCGGACATTGAGAGCCTCTTTATCCGCTTCGGGGATATTTTGTTGATTATTCGCTGTAGGGGATATTGCCATTACGATGAGCCTTCCCATGGTGATGGCAATAAAAAACCGCCCGGAGGCGGTTAGTCGAATATCTTATCAAGTTGCTTGTTTAGGGCTCGATTAAACAGCTCTTTTGATACGGTCATTAAAGTACCCATGCTCGCATCTTTAAAGCCTGTTTTAAGGGTGGACCATACCTCTTGGTTTCTAAGTGCATCCAAAAAATCATGCCCTATCGCAGTCAACCTAAGTGGCATTACAGCCCAATGAGTAGAGCCATGTAAAGAACCAAAAGCACCAAACCCTGGCTCGCCATCACTTCTGACTATCAGCCCTCTATCCTCCAGCAGGCGCATATGAAAGACAAAAGTGTCAGTTTCACAATTAAAACCTAGCTCTTTTAGTTTAATGATATCGGTATCAGGTGAATCTGAGGCTTCGAAGGCCTCAAGCAAACCTTTCAGGTAATCTTGATCTATTTGCATATCCCCTCCATGAATGAAGGGGCACTTTAGCATCAATTCATACACTGCTCTTTGACGTATTCCTGCAAATATTCAACCTGTTTCGTCACTGTGACGATTCGCTCTCTGAGGGTGAAATAATCCCGTTCAGCGGAGTCAGTAAGTCGGGGGCCGGAAGCATCGCCCATGCCGCCGGCGCTGGTCGCTCCGTTCGTGGGACAGTTTGCGTTGAGCTGCAGCCGCTTACGGCCAGCAATGACATCGCTATGCAGACGCTCAATGGTTTCTTTCGCATCAGCCAGTTCTCCAGTGTATTTGGCATCCAGTGCAGCGACATCGCGCTGGCGGGTCTGCATGTCTTTAATTGTGGCGTTAGCCAGGCTGAGATTCTTGGTGGCTTTGTCACGCTGGTCTTTGTAGGTGATGGCGTTGTCGCGGTAGTGGTTCACGAAGAACACCAGCACGCCGATTAACGCCGCCACCAGCAACTGCAGCCAGTAACGCTTAACCAGTGCGCTAATCACGAGAGGAACAGAGCGCGCTCTGCCTCACGGCGACGTGTCAGGCCATTCAGCACCTTCCCACCAGCTTTATTCCAGCGCAGGAACTCATCGGCTGCACCAGCGTAATCACCGGCGTTGAGTTTTCGCAAAAGGGTCGATGTCGACAGTGACCGGGCGCCGAGGTTGTACGTGAACGATACCAGGGCGTCGAATTGCCCCTGAGTCAAGCCGACTTTAACCAGGCGGGACACGTCGCTTTCGTAGCTGACCAGTCCGGTCTTCAGCAGACGTTCTGCTGTTTCCTGCTTAATTGTCATCCTGGCGCGGATAGGCTTGCCGTCGACAGGCTGAGTCCAGCCATAGCCGATCGTCCAGACGCCGACACTGTCCTGGTAGGCGGTGAGTTTGCAGCCTTCGAATTGCTTTATCAGGGCTATCCCCTTTTCGCTTGTTTGCATGGACTACTCCGTTATAACGACCTTCGCCAGGTTACCGCGCGCCAGCCACACCGCCATGCAGATGACGGAGTTCAGCAGCAGATCGCCGAGGTTAACCTGAACGTAGTGGCCGAGCAGAATGTTGAAGGCGTTGAATCCGGCGGCAAGGATGACCAGGTAGGCCAGCACCGCGACACTAAGGCGATGACGCTTTCCCTCTTTCCGGAAAAACATCAGCCTGACCATGATTAACAGGCAAACTATGGCGTTTGCATCCATCAGAAGAAGCTGCCATGTCATTTATCTTCCTCCCCCAGCCCCGGCATCTTCCCGCTTTTGGATTTGCGGAGAATGCGCAGCAGGACTGCCACGGAAATGGAAGCAGTGACAATTGCACCGACAGCTGGCGATACCTCAATGCTGGCCGGTGGCTTCATCAGGCTTAACGGCGTGTTGATGATTCCGGCCATGATTTTCGCCATGGGCACGGAGAAGAACACGCCACTGATAAACGATATCAGCGCAAAGATAGCCTGCTTCCAGAGTTGATGGGGATCTGAGGTCAGAACGTATAGCGCAGTTCCGGCGAGTGATCCGAGCATCACTGCTGGAGTCGCCTCCGGAAACAGCGTGGCAAAGGTTACACCGACTGATGACGATGTAAGACCAACGCCTACGATAGTGAAGGTCTCAGACATATTTATTCCGTGTGTAGTTGGTTCAGGCCCTCGGGACGATTTAACAACAAGGCATGTCGAGGATGTTTCCCGGGGCCTGAAAATAAAAAAGCCAGCGACAGGCTGGCAATGTGAGGGTAAGGCAATGTCGGCTCTCTGGCCGAAGGGTCCCAGGTAGTGGGTTCTGGTGCCGGGCAAAGGAATCGAACCTCTGACGCGCAGCTTACAAGGCTGCCGTTCTGCCACTGAACTAGACCGGCGAAATTAGTCAAGTAGATGAGCCATCTTGTTACTCTGCACTTCCTCCATCCATTTAATAAGCTCAGCTTTATCTCGCCCGCTTTTATAAAATCTCTTGGAGTTTATACAGATCGAGGCGTCAATTCGCCCAGATTTCCTGACAGTTAGGGAGCCGCAATTCGTGCGTAATTTAAGGTAGTCACGGCTACGATTTTCAGCCTGGAGCTTATAATCTGCAATCCTCAAATTTTCTAAGGAATTGTTTTTAGTATTTCTATCAATGTGATCAATTGTCATGCCATCTGGGATTTCACCATTTGCTATGGCCCAGACAAGTCGATGCGCTTTATATTTCACGCCGTCTATTTTGACGTAGTAGTAACCGTGGTTATCAAGACTTCCAGCCCTGGCGCCTTTTTTTGCTCTGGTGCTAGCATCAACCTTCCACCTCAACCCACTTTCACTACTGCCATCAACTTCCAAAAACTGTCTAGCCTTTGCGATTGGTAAAGGGATTGTTTTTGAGCTCATGCGTTTTCCTTGCTTTGAAATGAACCTTTGCCGCAATGGAAATCAGCCCGTCGAGGCTCGCCAGCACTAACTGACTTCCTCAAAGGCTCATTTCAAAGGGTTTTGGATTCGACGTAGTTGAGAGCGCATTGCGGTGCGCTTGTGAAATTTGGAAATAAAAAAGCCCAAGGCTTTAACCTCGGGCTCTTAATTCTTTGTGTCGACAATCAAAGCTATGGCGACGATATCAGATTTACATGAAATATATGCGTTTCAATCCAGTTTTGCAAGACTTCTATCGAAATTTGTCGCCTTTTGTTGTGAACGTGATCGCGTTACCTGCAATAAAGCTCCGCTATCCAGGCGAAGAAAGATACGCCTCATCTCCACCCAGCGGTCCGTAAATGTCTCAGACCAGTTCTTTGGCGTTACGCCCACCAGTTCCGCGAGCACCTGATATTCGTACGTATCACGCCCTGCCAGTTCAGCTTTGACGTCCTGCGCCGCCAACCATATCAGTTTCTTCAGCCGATCCATCGTCTTGCCGGCAACCTTCTTAGTTCCGAGCTGCTCCCGGAACTCGGCCCACGCCCACTGGGTTATCGCCACCTGGTACTCGAACCGGATGTTCTCGCTGTAGTTCCACAGCAGCCACGCTTTCTGATGGTCTTCCAGTGACAGCACCGCGCGGCGCCATGAGGCGGTGACGAACTCAACCGGGCTGACTAACGCGATAGACGATCCCTTGGCGCGGGACTGGCTGCCGCTCATCGCCGGGCCGTCGGGGTTAACCTTCCGGCCGGTGACCGGGTCGGTTATTTTCTTACGTCCCCGGCTGCGCGCCGTCGCGGTCAATTGCGCGTTCTCGGCGAAAGCTACCAGTTGCCCTTTCGTCGCCCCGCTCAGATCTGCGGTCGCCACAATGAGCTGCTGACGTACGTATTCCAGTTGCTGACTGTTCATGCGGCTTCCTTCTGTGGCTGATTGGTTTTCGTCTGGCTGTGCTTTGCTACTGGCGGCAGGTTGGCGCGCTTAACGCTTTCGGCCTGGTACTTTTCGATATCAGCTCTGGTCATGATTCCACCACTCCCGTGCTGACTTTCTGTATTCAGGGTTTTCTGTCTGACAGATAATTTCCGCTCGATCGCCGCTTATCAGCTCACGAGCTTTCGCATATAGCCTTTCTCTTTTCGAAAGCTGCGTCGTTTCATACCAGGTGCTGGCAACGAACTTTCTCGCTTCAACTGGAGTGAATGTCTTCACGCTGCCTCCCGCTGTTTCAGTGCTTTGAGCTTGGCGCGGTACTCATCGCGGATCCGGATGAAGTCTTCCCGGCGGTAGTTGGTCATTTCGTGGGGGCCATTGAGCCAGTCGACGTAATCCTGTCCGTAACGAGCGACCAGGCCCGCTTCGTAGTGCTGCGCGACAGTGGCCTCCTTGGCGGTGTATTTACCCGCTCCGGCATTACACGATTTGCACTGCTTATGGGCGTTGCGCTCTTCAAAGCGCAGTTCAGGATTAGCGCCGACCGTTTTGAAGTGTCCGCAGTCCCACTGGCCGCCATGCAGATCTGGTGGATTAGTCTCACCGCAGCTGATGCATGGCAAATCGGCATCGCGCGCACGGATGAAGGCGTTGAAAGCCTGCTGTGCCTGCGCTTTGTAGTAACCTGCTGGCCGTAGCTCTGCCAGCCTCTCCTTACGGCGTTTGCGCCCGGCCTTCTCTGCCTCCTTCTGCTCTTTAATGCGCTTAGCAGCGGCTTTCACCTTCTCCTTCTCGCGTTCTTCCATCGCGAGAATTGCTCCGTGCTCCGGGCAGCACCAGCGGATCCGGATGTCGTGGAATTTCGGCACGAAGTATTCACCGCATACTTTGCACTTACGGCGGGATGGTTTAGGCATGACCTCTCCTCGCCGCGAGACGCAGCCATTTCTGATCCACCAGGCGGGCGGTAAGGCCTTTGAAGGTCGGGATGTCGGACGGCTTAACCGCAGGCTTACGCTTGCGGCGCGCCGGAACGCGGAAGATTTCGTTGGTGATGACGCGGGAAAGTGGAGTAGACATCAGGCCTCCTGCTTATCGCGCAGCTGCTGGTACTCGCAACCGTTAGGGATAGTCAGCGCCAAGCCGAACTGAGCGCACCACATTTCAACCTTAACGAGGAAGATATGCATCTCCCCGGTATCGAGGTCGGCGGTATGGCGTGGCTGCCAGGTAGTGGTTTTCTCACCGGTAATGAAGTCGGTGTAGGTCACCTCTTCGCAGCCGAGATAGGTCTTTTTGAGGTTTCGCTTAACCCATTCAGGGGTGGCGTCAGTGCGCCCGGATTTAATCAGGTATTCGCTGATTTCCGTGTACCACATGTGGCTTAGAGCGTTCTGAGACAGACTGCGTTTCTCGCGCCACGGCTTAACCTGAAGGCGGAAGCATTGCCCGGCATCCAGCAATGGCTGAATCTGCTGGCCGATGGCCGCGAAGTTACCGCGATGGAGTTTGATGCCGTCTACTGGCAGAGTCATACGGCCTCCTTAACGGAAACCGCAGAATGCAGAAAATCGCAGGTGCATTTCTGCATCTGTGACAAGGTGAGGAGTTCAGATTGTGGTCGCATTTAAGTCCCCTTAAATGCGCAGAAGTCACCGGAGTTGTTCAGGCTCCGATGACATCATTATGGCGGGTTGATTATGGAAAATCAAAGTTAACTTATGCCAAAATTCACATCGGTAAAACCCAGAAAATGAGCGTTAGGGTTCCACAACTGAATGACCTCAAGGCTCTCAGGGATTGAGCCTTTATTTTTAAAAGCTCCGTCTGGAGGGGAGCCGTGCTTGAACGTTGCTACGATGTGCTGGTTGAGTAAATCTAAAAAATATTTTCCAGCCTCTTCCCTGCTAATGCCATCGCTCTCTTTGATCCGAGCGACCATGTTTCTCGCAGTATCGATAGCGAACATAATGTTTGCAAACTCAGAGAAAGACCAGTCAGAGCTTGTTTTCCCACTGCATGATGAATTTGCCCTTTCCGCTTGATAACTAAGCAGGTCTTGGATATTTCTTCGCCTTGACTCGATTAGCGAAGCCTTTTGATAGACCAGCCCTCTCCATGTTATGAAAAGGCTCACGGAAGCGGCGATAGCTGATGCCACACCTGCTACGGCGCTCCATACCTCGGAAGTCATGCTACTTTACCTCTTCATTCTTGATGTAACGGGGGGCGCTTGCCTTAGGAAGGCTGATACTCACATCTCGATAATGGCGTAAACGCTCAAGGAAGTAATCACGCAAATGCTCGGGCTGCTTACGCTTAACCACCTCGGCTACAACCAGCATGTTCATATGCTCAATTTATGCGATGTCAGATGCTGTATGGTCAACGTAACCTAGTTGGGCTACTAAGTTTATTGATACGAGGCTGAAATCATAATTCATTTCACCTCCAACCAGATCAATTGAAAGGCCCGCAATGCGGGCCTAGGTTTAAAGCAAGTCGTGTGATCAGGCTCTTAATGTATGTTCTTCTTCTGCCATATTGATTACATTTCTTAAGATGCAGCGAACCTACTCTCAGTTACTATTACAACTTATCCATGGGACTTGTCACTAACAAATCGGAATGTTCATACATCGTCTGCTTGACTCCATGGCCCAGTGTGTATAGAAAGATTTGTCGGCCTTCTTTTCTAGCAAATTTTATAATTGGTACAAAATCTGAATCACCAGTCACCAAAGCATATATATCGGCCTGTTTTTTTAATGACATTGATGACATATCCAACGCAATACGCATATCAACGCCTTTCTGCTGAACGTTAGGCTTAACATTGTAGGCATTAATGGAAGATGTTTTGGAATCACTACTCTTCAAAGCCCATGGGTCAACTTTCCAACCTCGAAAATTCGTCTCACCAAGTCTTACAGCAAAAAAAGGTGTTCTTTTCAGCTCATCAAGCATAACTTTATTTCTTCTCGAAACTTCTGTTTCAGAGAAGTCAATTTTCTCACCACTAATCGGATGCGTCTGTATTCCTGTAAGCGGCTCTGCATCGTAATAATAAACACGATGCAAAATCATACCTTCAAGCTCAGGCCTTTTTGTTAATTTTTCAACGAATACTTTAATTACTTCCGCATCGATTGGCTTGTCCTTTGTGCCTAATTTTGCACGCAAAAAACCAGCATCGATCATGATGGCATATTTTCTGGTCATTGATTATAGGAGTTCATAAAAGGGAGAAGAGGTTGGTGGGTTAAGTTCGCGGGGTAAACCCCTCTTGTATAGTAGCGAACCGCCCACCGTCATTGCGGGTAACTATAATACCAAACTTATTGAAGAGCAAGCTCCCACAAAGGCATATTTATACATCAATGGTGGTAGCCATGTCCCATCCATCCTGAATCACCGGAGAGCCGCCAGCGGCACCCTGAAGCATGGCGGCGCGTTCACGCAGTTCGCTTACATACTCAACCAGTGATCCGCCAGCAGGTACTTCGCACTCCTCGACCAACTGGAAATAGATATCGGCCGCAGCACGGGTATTACTGTGCTTCGCGTCACCCATCTCGCCTTCACGAAGAGCATCGCGTTCGGCGGTAAGATTGGCTATTTGAACGCCCATGGATTCCAGCTCATCCAGCAGCGCCAGCACTGTGGCGGGGTCACACAACCTGAAGAACAACTCATCAGCATCACTGTTTCCACCAATGAATCCATACTCCATATTTTTATGGTCGGTTTGCAGAACCAAAGAGCCGTCGTTACCGAAGCACTGATATTTAATACTGCCACTGCCATCAATTCTGTCTCCGATGCGACCAGGCGTAGCCTTCTCCGCCGCCTCGCGTAATGTGCGTTTGTCGATGTTGCTCATTGGGCGGCCTCCGGTTCCTCTGGAATTGGAGCCCAGTGAGTGATAACAACATCGTCGATATCGATATCACCGTTCTGGAAAGTCCATTGCCAACTTCCAGTCTCTTTCTGCCCAAAGGTCATCCACATTGAGCGCCAACCAATCAGCCATCCCTCACCGGTTGAATCGAAAAGCAGAACCGTGTCATTGGGTGATGGAAGGCATTCATGCACGGAAAATACTTTTTCTTCCAGTGCATCACTCCATGAGACAGCCGCGAGCTTTCCACCAAAAATTGTCACACCTGCGTTTACTGCTGGCTCTTTACCATCCTCAAACTCAACAACAAAAGTTGCTTTGCTCATGACTGCACTCCTTTGCGAAGCAGGGCGGCATCCTCTCGAAGGGCTTCTGCGTATTCAGATGCTGCTCTGCTGGCCCTGGCTCTCCATCCGGTTGTGATGTTGTTGGTCTTAATAGCCTCTTCAGCGAACATCAACGCAAACATCTCCACACCCTGCGCCCGCACTTCCGCCAGGAAAGCGTCGGTGGCCGGGGTTTCGCAGTCGAGCACATACTGGAATTCATGAAGCGTCTGACCATCGATAAAATCCCCGATCTCCGGGTCGATCAGTTTATTGAACTTTGCGTACACGGCGCACGCTTCACCCAGAAGCTCGCGGCCCTTAGCCTTCATCCCCGTATTCTCCGCAGCCAGCGCCGCGCACATGGCATCTGCTTCGGCAAATTTACGCACAAGATACTCGGCGTTGGTTTCGTTAACCTTCAGATCGCGTGGAATGCACTTGCCACGCAGAAAACCTTCCATCTCAAATAATTTCATACCCCTGCCCTCCCCCAAACCATCAAAATTCGTTTCATCGCCGGGCTGTTGCGGCATTCCTGAAATATTCCGTTTGTGCAACTGCGCGCGGTTCCGTCCTGCTCTTCCGACGTCGCCAGGCGATAAGTCACCGTTCGCCAGACCTTGCTGACACGCACAATCTTTCGTGCTCGCTCCAGATCGATGGCGTTCTTCGTGATGCAGTTGATGGTCATGCCGCACTCTGTGGCCACATCCTTCGCGGTGAAGGTCCGGTGCGTTTCGAGATAACGCAGAATTGCCTGCTTGCCTTTCATCGTCTTAGCACTCATAGTCAGCCTCCTGTTGCATCTGGCCGCTGTAGGTGAAATCTACCGGGTCTAGGCCGGAGTAGCGGCTGCTGAAGTGGTAGGTTTTTTCTGCCCCCGGCGCATGGCGGGACTTCACACAGATGATTTCGGTGATGCCTTTCAGTTCGGTGTTCGGGTTGTATTTCTCATCCCGGTAGATCATGAAAATCACATCGGCTTCCTGCTCGATAACACCGGACTCGCGGAGGTCAGCTGCGACCGGGCGCTTATTAGCACGTTCTTCGACCTTACGGTTAAGCTGAGCCAGTGCGATGACCGGGCAACGCAATTCTTTTGCCAGGTTTTTCAGTCCAGTGGCGATCTCCCCTACGCTGCGGTTCATGTTCTCCGGGTCTGACATCCGCATTTTCTGAAGATAATCGACGATGACCACGCCCAGGCCGCCCAGCTTCTTGCTCATTCTGCGCGCTTCAGCACGCACCTGGTGAACGCTTAGGGATGGCTTGTCATTGATGTAGATCGGAGAGTCGATGAAATCCTTCATGCAATGGCCGACCTTTCCCCAGGCCCCGTCCATCACGCCGCTTTGCTTGCTGAGTAAATCCTCTTTGCTCACCCGGGCCCGGTGGAACGCGACACGCTCCGAGATCTGATCAACTGGCATTTCCAGACTGAAGAAAAGCACAGGCTTTTTGTTTTTCAGGCCGACTGTCTCGGTCACGGTGGTGCTGAACATGGTTTTCCCCATGCCAGGGCGCCCGCCGACAACGATGAAATCGGTGTTGTTGAACCCGCCGAATGCGCTGTCAATGGTCGCCATGCCCAGCTCGGTTTTGTGCTTCCAGATATCGCCGCTAATAATCGACTGGATGGTCTCTAACGACATGTCGATACCGGTAGTGATGTGCTCGGTGCCATAGTCAGCACTGTGCTCAATGCTTGAGATATCAGCCTGAATGTTGCCGATGATGTCTGCGATACCCTCGGTAGTTGGTTCGGACAGCTTCTGGATCCCAACCTGTAACGCCAGGGTCATACGGCGACCAAGGTACATTTCACGAAGCTTTTCGCAGTAGGCCGCCAGGTTTGCGAAAGACGGAGTGTTTTTGCTGCATTCAGCCAGGTAAGCGAAACCACCCGCACTCTCAAGCACCCCGAGCTGCTCAAGATCGCTGGTCAGCGTAAGCAGGTCTATCTTCGAACCGGATTCGTTGAGTCGCTTATAGGACCGCAGAGCCAC